GTTATATCACTGATTACTCGTTTTCAGGTTTAACTTTTTTGCCAATGGAATATTTACTTTCCAGTGCCCACTCATTTTTTTCTTTAAAAGAAATAACTTTGATTTGATTGAGAGGAGCAATATCTACTACTTGATCTGGATTTACAATAGAAATCAATCCCCAATCTGCAACTAGTTGAACAATTCTATTACGTCTTTGAACATCATTGACTGTAATATTTGCATATTTTCCATCTAGAGCAAATAGTTCTTTAAAATGTGTCAGATAATATCTGCCTTGCTTATGAAGAATATGAACGGATTGATAAAGTTTCTTTTCCTTTCTAGATGCAACTCCTATTCTAGTAAGAGTCTCTCTAACTTTCAAAAAGTCATCTGGTTCGTTTAGAGTAACTTCAACCATCATAGATGGTGTCCAATTTACTTGGGGTTCATTTACATTAGTCATTGTTTTTCAAATCCACGATTTTCAAGTCTATCTTTTATATAGTTTATTTGTTTTTTTGAGAGAATACTAAGAACTTGAAGTGCTTTTTCATTATTATATCCATAATATGCCTTGATATAATCTAAATCTTGTATACTTTCTTTTTTAATCCAAGGAGAAAATCCTCTTTTCATTTTACGAATACCATGCAAGTAAAAAGAATACTGCATATCTTTATCTAGATAAAAATGCTTATTCATTTCATTTGCATATAAAGTACAATCAAAATGATACGATAAAGCTTTATTTACTATGAAAGGTTCATAAGTTTTTAAATCTTCAGTCTCTAATAGATTTTCTTTAGTACTCGTTATTGTTTTTACCCAATCCCAAGGAGAAGTGCTCATACAAACTCACATTCACACATAATTTCAACTAAACATGCAAGAAGATTGATTTCCTGATCCATCACAAAACCACTTTGATATTGATATTTTGCTAAAACCAAAACAGCAGCAGGAAGAGTAGATGGAACCAATACTTTATAAAGTTCATCATAAATTTGACGTAAAACTTTACTAATATCATTGTCAATATTTAAAGTAGTCCACTTCTTGACTTCTGTGAAATTTTTAGTTTTCAGGTATTCCATTAATTCTAAAACATTTGCATTAGATGAAGATGTTATTGAATTTAATTCTAACTTACCTGTAGATGAATACCTTTGAAGTTCATTTAGAGTTCTACGGAAATCTGGAAAATATTTTTGCACTAGTTGTGCAAGAACTTTCTTTTCATATTCAATATTTTCAGATTTTAAAATATTTTCAATACGTTCAAATAATGCTAGAGCCAGTTTAGGTTTTTCTTTTGTAGGAATAGTAAAATCTAATACTGAACATCTAGAATGAAGAGGTGGAAGAATTTTATTTTTGTAATTACAAGTAAAAATAAAAATACAATTCTTTTGAAGTTTTTCAATTGCCCCACGTAAAGCAAGTTGGGCATCATGAGTTACATTGTCTGCCTCATCAATCAAAAGTATTTTTTTACCAGTATTTGTAAGTGATACTGTGGATGCATAAGTTTGAACCTTATTTCTAATAGTATCAATAAAACGTCCTTCTTCTGATCCATTAATCATCATAAAGTCCAATCCAAGTTCATTGGATAGAGCTTTAATTGTAGAAGTTTTACCTATCCCAGGAGGACCAGACAAGATTAAATTAGGAACTTCTTTAGAGTTTCTAATTTCATTAAAAAAACTTCCTCAGTTCTTCGGGAAGAATACATTCATCTATGGTTTTTGGTGCATATTTTTCAACAAACAAAAAGTCATCACGCATAATTAAAAATCCACTCAGGTAGTCTTTCAGGTTTTCTTAGGTAATTATCTTTCACCCAAGGTTTAGATGCAACATATTTTTGATATGCTTCCATTGTACTTATAGACGTATTATTTTTCAACTCATCTGGCATTGCACGAGTAAATTCTATTACATCTTGGTAATTAGAGAATAACCTATCACTTTTACTATTAAATATATCAATTGCCTGCTCAATTGTATTCTGACAGGAATGTCTTTTATTGTAACGTTCAGTATATTCTAAGCAAAGAAATAGTCCATGGGAAAGCAACCAGGCAAGATTCCCGTAAGATTCTGATGCCCATTTAGTACATGGATGGTTACGGAATGCTCCTCGTTTGGTGCTATAAGGATTTCCATCTACTTTGTTAATTGTTCCCCAATTATAATACCAATCCGAATATATCACAGAGACCATTTGACAGGTCTCTAAGGGCATTTTTACAATATGTTTATCGGGAAGTTGTTCAGCAGATTTTTTTGGACATTGATCTACAACAAAAATGTTCATAACAAATTAAAAACAGTATTTTTTCAAATAACTTGAAACCAACTCAGGTTTATCTTCCAAATAATAAGATTCCATTTCATAAACACTTGCAGAAGTTCCATAATTTACAGAACGATTTACATCATTCAATTTTTCAGAACTAAGTGTAATGTCTTTTATATTAATTGGACCACCTTTACATGATTGTACAACATGAACAGCTTCATGGTATACAGTTTCATTTACATAATGTGATACTGGACTGATATTATTTTTAATGTTATCTGTGCAAATTACAAAATTGGGACTTTTAGTATATCCAAACAAATCTTTATATTTTTTACAAATAGGAGGATTTTCCTGAATTCTAAAGTTTTTTAGCATAACACTGCTGATGATTTCTCTACCTATAGGTGTTAGATAAAACAAAAAGTCCATAATAAAAATTAAGAGATGAAGGAACTATCACTCTCAAGACCAACAAAATAAGTCAAATCAAAATTCTGATTTGTAAACTCTGCAATGAATTGCCTTGAGATAACTACGTTATAGGATCCAGGAATAATCCGCAAGTTTTCAATTTTGAAGTTCAAGCAAAACTCATCCTCAGTCTCACCCACAACAATAGATACTTCATTAGATGTAACATTTTCTTTCTGTCGAACTTGCAATTCGATTTTTCCATCTTCCCCAACTACTGAAAGGTCAGGAAGACCAAAAACAGATGAAGCTCGAACTAATTTTTCAAATTGTGCTTCATCAATTTGGAAACAAATATCTTTAGAAGGGAGAACAATATCTTTATTTTCAGGTGCGAAAATAAGAGTAGGATCAGTTAGAAAATATTTAATGGTATGACTTCCTTGCTTCACCAATACGCAATTTTCTTCAGAAAAATCTAGTTGTGGATTATCATAAAGTTTCAGACCATTAAGAAATTGATTCAGATCATAAATTGCAAATTCATTATCAAATTCTTCTGCAACTTTTGCAGATGCAGCAATATTTCCAGACATTGCAATAGTTCTGATGACATTACCTTTTCGAATGTAGATACTAGGATTAATAGTCGAAAAGTTTTTTAAAATAGAAATAGTATTTTCAGAAAGTTTCATCACTTGTTTTCAATAAGGTTAAGATGATTGATCAGGAGAATAGTGTAATGCAGTACTTTAAAGAGATCTGCACGAGGAGTTCCTTTGGTATCGTAACGATCAATATACTTAGTTACATTACCAGCACAAAACCCTTCACGACGATTGTGTTTGATCTTGTCTAGTGTTTGTTCATTTCCACCACCAGTTCGATCTACATAATGCTGTCGATATGTACCTTTAATATATTCTTCTAGTTGCTTTATAATTTTATCTTCATTATATTTCCAAAAACCATTTGCATTTTCATTAGTCATAGGACTTCCAGCACTAGAACCTGACATTGTATTAAATGTAATATAATCTGAATTGTAAGAATTAGAATTAAAACTCAAATAGTCTTCCCCTCCTAAAATTGTAGTATCCGCATAAGGTGAAGGTAAAGAAGATGAAATTCCAATGTAATCATTGATCATGTCAAAGTTTTCCATAATTGCTTTTATCAAGAATAAAGTATAGTAAGTTTCGGGTTAAAAGTCAAGAGAAAAATTTGGAGAATCCATTAACTTTTTTTACCTCTAATACCCTTTCAAATTTATCTGTAAGGTCATCGATTCTATGAGAAATTATAAAAATATTAGAATCTTGAATTGCGTATTTAATTATTTTAAGTAAGTATTCTGTTCCTTCAGTATCCAACGAACTATCAAAAATTTCATCTAGGAAAAGTAAATTGCAATTTACCGAATTCTTCATTCTAGCAACCTCTCTCCATGCAAATAAAATGGATAAGGATATTCTTTGTTTTTCACCCTCACTAAAAGATCCATAAGAAAAATCTTCATGGACTGGTGTATTAACACTTTCTTTAAATTCTTCATCTAAAGAAAAATTAATAAACAAATCCATCATTTGGAGATATCTGTTTATTTGCTGATTTATTATTGGCAAATATTTTTGAATTATTTTGGATTTTATTCCACCATCTTTCATAAGAAGATGTGCAAATTCAAAGTAATGAAGTGCTTCATTACATTGAGACTTTACTTTATCCAACTTATCTTCTTCTTTCATCATATCTCTTAAAAT